AAGAAGTTAAGAAGTAATGTCATCTGTTATTAGAAAAATCAGTATCGGATCTGATTATAAAACTGATGCGATGCATTATTCTTTGTCTCAATCTGTATATGGAGGTCACACTATTTCCAATATAATCTTTGATACAAAAGATAATTCTTATAACATTTACATTAAAAAAAACAACGAGGTATTGCCATGGAAGAAATTTAATTCTAACATGGCTATATCTGTTGAGTATGATTTAGAATATTAATGAAAAGCATTTATGATTTTATCGTTAAACCATTAGGTCAGCGATATAATAATGAAGTTAAGATAGGTGACAAAAGCCTTATAATTAACACTAAGCTTGAAAGTTTTAAATCTGTAAATAATATAGCAAAAGTTATTGAAGTTCCTTTAGCATACAAAACATCAATTAAAAAAGGTGATAAAATAATGATACATCATAATGTTTTTAGAAGATTTTATGATATTAGAGGTAACGAAAAAAATAGCAAGTCGTTTTTCAAAGATAATTTATATTTTGTTCAACCAGATCAAATATATCTTTACAAAAATAAAAACAAATGGATATCATTTGGTGATAGATGTTTTGTAAATCCTCTTAGAAATAATGATGATATAAACGCTAATATAGAAGAAAGCCTTATTGGTATATTAAAATATAGTAATAATTCATTAGAAGCGCTAGGAATAAACGAGGGAGACGTTGTAGGTTACAAACCGTTTGGTGAGTTTGATTTTTTAGTTGACGGCAAGCGTTTATACTGTATGAAATCAAATGATATTGTAATTAAATATGAACGTCAAGGAAACGAAAAAGAATATAATCCAAGCTGGGCACAAAGCAGTTGAAGAACTTATAAAAGTAGCTAAAGAAGCTATTGTTGATTCTGATGATGATATATCAGCTGATAGATTAAAAAATGCTGCTGCTACTAAAAAACTAGCTATATTTGATGCTTTTGAAATACTTAACCGTATTAAAGAAGAAGAAGATATGTTAAACAATAAACCTAAAGAAGAAGCTAAAGCTAAACCTTTTGGAGGTTTTGCCGAAAGAAGATCTAAGTAATGTACGAACAAACTTTATACAAGGTAATAAATCCTATAAAGCCTCACGTAGTTAAAAAAATAAATAGATCAAAAAAGTGGGAGTACGGTTACAATAAAGAATACGATGTTATTGTAATTAGTAGAACAGGTCAGATTGGTGAAATATACGAAATACAAAATTTAAAAATAGCTTTACCAAAAGAAAAAGATGTTTTTAATAAAACTGATAAATGGCAAGCTCAAGAATACCCTAAAGAGTTAAAAAGAATAAAAACAGTATTTGATTGGAAACAATATCCAGAAGAGTTTAAAGAAAAATGGTATGCGTATATTGATAAAGAATTTACCAAACGCCACGAAGGTTATTGGTTCACTAATAAAGGTAAAGCTACTTATATTACTGGTACTCATTATATGTACTTGCAGTGGTCCAAAATTGATGTTGGGCAACCAGATTTTAGGGAAGCAAACAGATTATTCTTTATATTCTGGGAAGCTTGCAAAGCCGATAGAAGATGTTATGGAATGTGCTACCTCAAAAACAGACGGTCTGGTTTTTCATTCATGGCATCAGGCGAAGCTGTCAACCTTGCCACTATCTCTAGTGATGCTAGATACGGTGTCTTATCAAAGTCTGGGGCTGATGCAAAGAAAATGTTTACCGATAAAATTGTACCAATTTCCGTCAACTACCCTTTTTTCTTCAAGCCGATTCAAGACGGTATGGATCGACCAAAAACAGAACTTGCTTATAGAGTTCCCGCTAGTAGGTTTACAAGAAGAAAACTAGATACTAACGAACAGTTAGAAGAATTAGAAGGTTTAGATACAACTATTGACTGGAAAAACACTGGAGATAATAGTTACGATGGTGAAAAATTAAAACTACTTGTACACGATGAATCTGGTAAGTGGGAAAGACCTGACAATATATTAAATAACTGGAGGGTTACAAAAACTTGTTTACGTTTGGGTTCTAGAATTATTGGTAAGTGTATGATGGGTTCAACATCAAACGCTTTAGATAAAGGAGGTAGAAATTATAAAAAAATATACGATGATTCAGACGTTACCAGAAGAAACCGCAATGGGCAGACTAGCTCGGGATTATATAGCTTGTTCATACCTATGGAGTGGAATTACGAAGGATACATCGATTCTTATGGATTACCTGTCTTCGAGACACCCAAGAAAGAAACGAAGGGAATTGATGGCTACCCTATAGATATAGGCGTAATAGAACATTGGGAAAACGAAGTTGAAGGTCTTAAAAATGATCCAGATGCTTTAAATGAATTTTATAGACAATTTCCACGTACTGAAAAACATGCTTTTAGAGATGAAACAAAACAATCTTTATTTAATCTAAGTAAAATATATGAACAAATAGATTATAATGAAGATTTAAGAAACTCAAATGTAATCACACAGGGTAATTTTCAGTGGATAGATGGGATAAAAGATACAAACGTGCGCTTTACACCTAATAAACAAGGAAGGTTTTATGTATCATGGGTTCCAGAACCAAATCAGCAAAATAGAGTTGTTATTAAAAACGGTATTAAGTATCCTGGTAATGAACACATGGGTGCTTTTGGATGTGATAGTTATGATATATCTGGAACTGTTGATGGAAGAGGATCAAAAGGATCGCTTCACGGATTAACTAAATTTAGTATGGAAAGCGCTCCACCTAATTTGTTTTTCTTAGAATATATATCAAGACCTCAAACAGCAGAAACATTTTTTGAAGATGTATTAATGGCTTTAGTTTTTTACGGTATGCCATTGCTTGCTGAAAATAATAAACCAAGATTATTATACCATTTAAAAAGAAGAGGTTACAGAGGTTTTTCTATGAATAGACCTGATAAAACAATGCATAAGTTGTCTGTAACTGAAAAAGAAATAGGTGGTATACCTAATTCAAGTGAAGATGTAAAACAAGCCCATGCTGCAGCAATAGAATCTTATATTGAAATGTTTGTAGGCTATAACAACGAACAATATGGTTCTATGTATTTTCAAAGAACATTAGAAGATTGGGCAGCGTTTGATATAAATAATAGAACTAAACATGATGCATCAATAAGTTCTGGTTTAGCTATTATGGCTTGCAATAAAAATAAATATAGACCTGTACCTGAAGTTATTAAACAAAAAGTTTCTTTAAGCTTTGCTAAATATGACAACAAAGGTTTTAAATCAAAAATAATTAATTAAATGATTAATACAAGTGTTAACAGCGCGTTTCCAAGTCAGATGGTATCTGAAGAGGAAAAGAAAAGTTTAGAGTATGGATTGCTGGTAGGGCAAGCTATTGAGTATGAGTGGTTTAGAGGCGGAAGAGTTAATAGTAACAAATGGGTGACAGGTTATCAAAATTATAATAGACTAAGATTATACGCTAGAGGTGAACAATCTGTTCAAAAATATAAAGATGAATTATCTATAAATGGTGATTTATCTTATTTAAATTTAGACTGGAAACCAGTGCCTATTATACCTAAATTTGTTGATTTAGTTGTAAACGGTATAGCATCTAAAGAATATGAATTAAAAGCATATGCTCAAGATCCTTTTTCACAAAAACAAAGAACTAATTATGCCTCAAGCATAATGCGAGACATGACAGCAAAACCTTTGCTTCAAGAAATTAAAGGTAAATTAGGTGCAGATTTATTTTCAACTTCAAATCCAGAAAAGCTACCTGGATCTAAAGAAGAATTAGAAATTCATATGCAATTAAACTACAAGCAATCTGTAGAAATTGCTGAAGAAGAAGCAATAAACAACACTTTAGCTTTTAACAAATATCAATTAATAAACAAAAGAGTAATAGATGATATAGTTATAATAGGTATAGGAGCTGTTAAAACATCTTTTAATAAATCTGAAGGTGTAGTTGTAGATTATGTAGATCCAGCTAATTTAGTTTATTCATATACTAATGATCCTAATTTTGAAGATATATATTATGTTGGTGAAATTAAATCTTTAACATTAGCTGAAATTAAAAAACAATTTCCTTATTTAACTAAAGATGAATTAGAAAGACTAGCTAAATATCCAGGTCGTCAAGGGTATGTTGCTCAACCTAATTATGATAATGATTTAATACAGGTTTTATACTTTGAATATAAAACATTTATAGACCAAGTATTTAAAATAAAAAAGACTGATCAAGGTTTAGAAAAAGCTTTAGTAAAATCAGACACGTTTAATCCACCAACTAGTGATAATTTTGATAGAGTTTCAAGATCTATTGAAGTTTTATTTAGTGGTGTAAAAGTTATGGGTGTTCCACAAATGCTAGAATGGAAGCTTTCTGAAAACATGACAAGACCTAAAAGTGATTTAACTAAAGTAAACATGAATTACGCTATATGCGCACCTCATATATATCAAGGACGTATTGAATCACTAGTTAGCCGTATAACAGGTTATGCTGATATGATACAATTAACATCGTTAAAACTACAACAAGTAATTGCTAGAATGGTTCCAGATGGTGTTTTTGTAGATGTTGATGGTTTAGCAGAGGTTGATTTAGGTAATGGTACTAATTATAATCCACAAGAAGCATTAAATATGTATTTTCAAACTGGTAGTATAGTTGGTAGATCATTAACACAAGATGGTGATCCTAATAGAGGTAAAGTACCTATTCAAGAACTTCAATCATCTAGCGCAAATGGAAAAATAGCATCACTTGTAAATACATATCAATATTATTTACAAATGATAAGAGACGTAACGGGTCTCAATGAAGCACGAGATGGCAGTTTACCAGACAAGGACGCTTTAGTCGGATTGCAAAAAATGGCTGCCAATGCTTCTAATATAGCTACTAAACATATTGTTAATGCCAGTTTGTATTTAACATTGAGAACTTGTGAAAACATATCGTTAAGATTAGCTGATGCTTTAGAGTTTGATTTAACTAAACAAGCTTTAATGCAAAGTATATCATTAACTAACACGAGAAATATTGAAGAATTAAAAAATCTTCATTTATATGATTTTGGTATTTATTTAGAACTAGAACCTGATGATGAAGAAAAAGCTAAATTAGAGCAAAATATACAAGTTGCTTTACAATCTGGTCAAATATATTTAGAAGATGCTATTGATATTAGAGAAGTTAAAAATATACAATTAGCAAATCAAATATTAAAATATAGAAGAATACAAAAACAAAAAGCAGATCAGCAGGCTCAACAAGCTCAAATACAAGCACAAGCTCAAGCAAACATGCAACAATCTGAGCAAGCCGCTATGAATGAAGTTCAAAAACAAGAGGCATTAGCTCAAACAGAAATACAAATAGAGCAAGCTAAATCTCAATTTGAAATACAAAGGATGGAGCAAGAAGCATTAATTAAAAAACAATTAATGGCTGAAGAATTTAATTATCAATTACAATTAGCTCAAGCTAAAATAAAAACTGATAGAGAAAAAGAACAATTTATAGAAGATCGTAAAGATAAAAGAACTAAAATACAAGCAACGCAACAATCTAAAATGATTGAGCAACGTCAAAATGACTTGTTACCTACAGATTTTGAATCAGCAGGTATGGATAATTTAGGCGGATTTGGTTTAGAGCAATTTGAACCGCAATAAACTATTTATTAATTTTTATTATATTATATTATGTCTGAAAAAGTAAAAGAAGAGGGTACGTTTAAAATTAAACGTAAACCTAAAAAATTAACACAAAAAGATGAACCTATTAAATTAGATTTGTCTAAACCTAAAACAGAAGAAACAGATGCCATTCAAGTCGGAGAAACAAAGAAGGTGGATGTGGGCGAACAAACCGGAGTTAGCTCTGGAGTGGACAAACAAGTACCAGAGCCCAAAGAAATTCCTGAAAATAAAGAAGAAGAGCAAGTAATACAAGAAATTGTAGAAGAAGAAAAACCTATTGAACAAAAGGTTGAAGAAGAAATACAGGAAATAGGTGAAAAAATTGAAGAAAGAGTTATTGCTCCAACACCTGAGGAGGCAAGAGAAATAGCTAAACTACCAGAAAACATCGAAAAAGTTGTAGACTTTATGAAGGAAACTGGTGGAACATTAGAAGATTATGTTAGATTAAATGCTGACTATTCTAATGTAGATAATGATACTTTATTAAGAGAGTATTATAAACAGGAAAAATCACACTTAAATTCAGAAGAAATTAACTTTATGATGGAAGATAATTTTTCTTTTGATGAAGAAGTAGACGAGGAGCGAGAGATCCGAAAGAAAAAACTCGCGTATAAAGAAGAGGTTGCAAAAGCCCGCAAGCATTTAGAAGGTTTAAAAAGTAAATATTACGAGGAGATCAAGTTGAGACCCGGCGTTACTCAAGGCCAACAAAAAGCTATGGACTTTTTTAATCGATATAACCAAGAGCAGGAAACTGCCCAAGAGCAACACGAAAGATTTAAATCTAATACTAAAGATTATTTTTCTAAAGAATTCAAAGGTTTTGATTTCAACGTAGGGGAAAAGAAATTTAGATATGGTGTTAAAAATCCAGACGCGGTTGCAGAAAAACAATCTAATATTACTAATGTAATTAAGAAGTTCTTAAATGATAAAGGTGATGTAACAGATGTTAAAGGTTATCATAAAGCTATGTATGCTGCTGAAAATGTAGATACTATTGCACAACATTTTTATGAGCAAGGTAAAGCTGATGCTATAAGAGATGTTGCTGCAAAATCTAAAAACGTACAAACTGAAGTAAGAGAAAGTCCTGCTGGAGATGTATTTGTTAATGGATTAAAAGTAAAAGCGGTCAGTGGTTTAGATAGTTCAAAATTGAAAATTAAAACACGAAAATTTAACTAAAAAACTCAATTACAAATGGCTACATTAAATCCGGCGTTCGGAAGTTTAGTACCTTCTCAAGCGCCACAAACATTAGCTAGTAACTACCTGGCATTTAACGGTGGAGCAAATGACTTTGCTCAACAATATTTACCAGAAGTATACGAAGCTGAAGTAGAAAGATACGGAAACAGAACTTTAAATGGTTTCCTAAGAATGGTTGGCGCTGAAATGCCAATGACATCTGATCAGGTTATCTGGTCTGAACAAAATAGATTACATATTGCATATACAGGTTGTCAGTTAACTGGAAACGGAGCTGCTACTATTGATATTCCTGCTAACGCTGGTACAATTCAAAATGCAATTTTCCCTAACGATACTATCGTAGTAATGAACCCAGCTACTGGAGTTACTATTAAAGGTATTGTAGGTGCAACAGCTGCAGGTCAAATCACTTGTTATCCTTTATCTCAAGCTAACTGGAATGCTTTAGGATTAGTTGCAAACTTAAAAATATTTGTTTACGGTTCGATCTTTGCAAAAGGAACGACTTCAGGAAGCAAATCAATTGAACCACAATTTACTCAGTATTCTAACCAACCAATTATCATAAAAGATAGATATGAAATTAATGGTTCTGACACTGCACAGATTGGATGGGTAGAAGTTGCTACAGAAGATGGTACATCAGGATACTTATGGTATTTAAAATCTGAGTCTGAAACAAGATTAAGATTTGATGACTATTTAGAAATGTCAATGGTTGAATCAGAATTAGCTGCAGGTGCTGCTGGTATTAACTTTGCTGCTAGCTCAGCTAACGTACCAGGATTTACTGCTGCTGGTGGTGCTGCTGTTGCTCATGGTTCTGAAGGTTTATTTGCTGCTATCACAGCAAGAGGTAACGTTATGACTGGATTCTCTGGTGGTACTGGTATTTCTGACTTTGATCAAGTGCTTAAAAATCTTGATACTCAAGGAGCTATTGAAGAAAACATGCTTTTCTTAAACAGATCTATGGATTTAGATTTTGATGATATGCTAGGACAAATCTCTGGTGGTTTTGCTGGAGGAGTTGCTTATGGTTTATTTGAAAACTCTGAGGATATGGCTCTTAACTTAGGATTCTCTGGATTTAGAAGAGGTTCTTATGACTTTTACAAAACTAGCTGGAAATACTTAAATGACGCTTCTACAAGAGGTGCTGTTGCAGTTAGCAATATCGAAGGTGTATTAATTCCTGCGGGAACTTCTACAGTGTATGACCAAATTTTAGGTACAAACATTAGAAGACCATTCTTACACGTAAGATATAGATCATCACAAGGAGATGACAGAAGATACAAAAACTGGATCACTGGATCTGTTGGAGGTGTTTACACTTCTGAATTAGATGCAATGCAAGTTAACTGGTTATCTGAAAGATGTCTTGTGACTCAAGCTGCGAATAACTTCGTATTATTCCAAAGCTAATATTGCTTTAAAGTTTATCTCCGTCTTCGGGCGGAGATATTCTTTATTTTATTAATTTTTTTTATTATATTATATTATGTCAAAACAAAAAAACACAGTCCCTTCTTGGGAAATAAAAGATAGAACATATTATCTTTTACAGGACTTAAGTCCTTTAACATATACTTTAGGAGCTAGAAATTCACGTAGATACCCTTTAATGTGGTTTGATGAATCAACTGGAACGCAAAGAGAAATAAGATATGCAACCAATCAAAACTCACCATTTGTTGATGAACAAAAAGGAGAGGTTATATTAGGTCATATTATTTTTGAAGAAGGAGCTTTAGTTGTTCCTAAAGAAAAACAAAATTTACAAAAATTACTTTCATTATATCACCCTAAAAAAGGTATTATTTATAATGAATTAGAGCCAATGAAAGTAGCTCAAAATGAACTAGATGATATTAATTTTGAAATAGACGCTTTAAATTTAGCTAAAGATATTGATGTTGATCATGCTGAAGCTATTTTAAGAGTTGAAAAAGGATCGTCTGTTTCTCAAATGAGTTCTAAAGAAATAAAAAGAGATTTACTTTTAATGGCTAAGAAAAACCCTCAAGCGTTTTTAGCTATTGCAAATGATGAAAACGTGGGGCTTAGAAATACAGCTATTAAAGCTGTGGAACTAGGAATAATTAAACTATCACAAGACCAACGAACATTTCATTGGGGCTCTAATGATAGAAAATTAATGACTGTTCCATTTGATGAAAATCCATATTCAGCTATGGCTGCTTTCTTTAAAACTGATGAAGGTGTAGAAATCTTCAAAACAATAGAGAAAAAGTTATAATAATATGTAACTATAATATAGTGAAGGGTCACTTCGGTGGCCCAAATCACTATTAAATAAAAAATTAAAATGGCAATAAACGTAAATACTGTATATCAAACCGTTTTATTAATACTAAACAAAGAACAGAGAGGTTATATGACACCTGTTGAGTTTAATAAAATAGGTACTCAAGTTCAATTAGAAATATTTGAAAGATATTTTGAGGATCTTAATCAGCAAATACGTATTCCACAAACAGATACAGATTACGCAGATAGAGTCGTAAATCTTGATGAAAAAATCTCTATATTTAAAACTATTGGCAACACTACTTATGCTAATGGTGCTTTTAGCTTACCTGCAGAATCAGGATCTTCACAAGCTACTTTTACGACTGTAACTATATTAAATCAACAAGCGTATACAATATCAACTATTACAGCTAATCAACTAGCTAGCGGAACTACAATTGTTTATTTAGATGGAATTGCTAGCACAGCTTATAGCATAAATGGAACTACATTAACTTTAAATTCTGCACCAGCGGCTGGTATAGATATTTTTGTAGTCACAACACAAGATGATTTTTATAGACTAGGAACAGTTATTTATAGCGCTGGAGCTTTACCAACTCAAGAGCTTGAAAGAGTTGATAGAGGGGATTTATATCATTTATTAAGTTCTAAATTAACAGCACCAACAACTACTTATCCTGTATATGTTTACGAAAGACAAAAACTTTTTGTATATCCTCAAACAATTCAATCAGGCATTGAAGCTACTTATATACGAAAACCTATGGATCCAGTTTGGAATTTTACTCTTTCTGGAAATGCTTATGTTTATAATCCAGATACATCTATAAATTTTGAACTTCATGATGCTGAACAAACTGAAATAGTTTTAAAAGTTTTATTATATGCTGGAGTAGTGGTAAAAGATCCTACAATAATACAAGTTGCAGCTCAACAAGTAGCACAAGAACAACAAAATCAAAAAAGCTAAACTATGCCTATACCTAATGGTGGTTTAATAACCGAAACTAATAGACAATACTACGCTGGAGCTCAGCAGTTTTATATAACTTCAGCAGGAGTAGGTCAAACTTTTACATCAACTTTTGATACAAATTTAGTTTTTGATAATTCAGATCCAGCTTCAAATGGTTATAATTTAAACAATTTTAAAATTTTTACAAGTCCAGATGCAAATGTTTGGGCTGAATTAACACCAACTTCACCAACAGCATCGACAACAGGAACTACTGATAATAATGCTTATGGACCTGGAGCAGCTGTAACTGTAACTATAACAGCAAACAACACTAATGTTTTAGCTGGCATGAGCTTAGTTGATGTTTCTACTGGAGCTGTTTATGGTACTGTAACATCTATAACGGGACCAACTCAATTTGTGTGTAACTTAACAGTTCAAATACCTGTATCAACTAATTTAAGATTTCAATTTTCTAGCCCTTGGGCTATGCTGTCTCCAAATATAATAACAGTTAATGCTAGTTTAAGTATTGGTACGTATTTAAAAATACAGTTAAATGAAAATACTTTGGGTGAAAGCTTAGGTAACTATTCTTACACGAGACTTAACGATGTTATAGATAATTTTCTTATAGCATACGTAGGCGCTGGTAAACTTATACCTAGTGTTAAAAGAACTGATGTTATATTTCACGCAAGACGTGGTTTACAAGAATTTAGTTATGATACATTAAAAAGTATTAAATCTGCAGAATTAGGTATACCAGTTAGCTTAAGCTTACAAATACCTCAAGATTATGTTAACTACGTAAGGTTAGCTTGGGTTGATAAACAAGGTGTTTTACACACTATTCAACCAGCTGAAAAACTAACTTCAAGACCTTATTATACACCAGCTCAAGATGACGCGGGTATACCAACTCAAGATAGTAATAGTAATAATTTAGAGGTTACCTCTAAAGTAAACGCTGCGTGGGATGCTAATGATCCGAGAAATATAAGTGGTGCTTACACAGAACAATATAGTGAAGCTAATATATATTGGCAAGGATATTACAATGGTGCTTTAGGCCAAAGATATGGTTTACAACCTCAAACAAGTCAAAAAAATGGTTGGTTTGAAATAGATGAAAGAAAAGGTACGTTTAATTTTACTAGTGAACTAGCTAATAAAGTTATAGTACTTGAATATATATCTGATGGTAATTCTTATGATTTAGATTTAAGAATACCTAAATTAGCTGAAGAAGCTTTGTATGCTCATATTATACATGCAATATTGTCTACGTCTGCTAATGTACAAGAGTATGTTGTTAGAAGATTTAAACAAGAGAGAAGTGCTAAATTAAGAAACGCTAAAATAAGATTATCTAACCTTAAGCTTGATCAAATGATTCAAACTATGAGAGGTAAATCTAAATGGCTTAAATATTAAACATGGCTGAAATTAAAAATAGTTTTCTAAGATCCAAGATGAATAAAGACTTGGATGATAGATTAATACCTAATGGTGAATATAGAGATGCGCAGAACATATCTGTAGGAAAGTCAGAAGATGACGATATAGGTGCTTTAGAAACTATTTTAGGTAATACTGAAAAAACTTTTACTATAACACCAGCCTTACCTAGTGATATACAGACTATAGGTTATTTAACTGATGAATACACTCAGACTATATTTGTTTTTGCAACTAACTATACAGATTCAAATCCTAATGTTACACCTACGTATGCACCATCTGGTAAAAGATGTATAATATATTCTTGGTCACCTAAAAATCCCGCTACAGCTCAAGTTATAGCTGACGGTGTATTTTTAAATTTTTCTACAACAAATCCAGTTCAGGCTAGTTTAATTGAAAATTTATTATTTTTTACTGATAATAGAAATCAACCTAGAAAAGTTAATATAAACCAACCTTCTGGTTATTATACAGACGAAGTTCAATTGTCTGTAGCAAAATATAATCCTTATTTACCTATTTCTTTACTTAAAAAAACCACTGGAATAGTAGAGGCTAGTCCCGCTCCAACAACAACAACTTTTGTGGTTAATGAAAACACAGGTATTTTAACAGGTATGACGGCTGTTAGCACAAGTTCATCTGGCGTTGTTAAAGTAGCTCCAGCTGATTTTGTTACAGTAATAACAGCTACAACTGCGGCTGGAAAAACAACAGTTACATTGTCAAAAGCTATTACAATTCCTTTGGCTGGAGATATTTTTACGTTTTTAATATCAACTATGACAAATAAATCTAGTGATCCTAATTGGCCTGGTGATCCTGATTATTTAGAGGGTAGATATGTTAGATTTAGCTATAGATATAGATTTGATGACGGTGAATACTCTATATTTGCACCATTTACACAAATAGCTTATATACCTAAGCAAAAAGGTTATTTTAAAAACGAAGATGAAGATAATGCTTTTAGAAGCACTATTGTCGCTTGGATGGAAAACAGTGTTAACAATATTGAACTTCTTGTAACGCTACCTTGTAAAGGATCTAAACTTTTTTCTGATTTTAAAATAAAATCATTAGACATACTATATAAAGAATCAGATCAAACAAGCGTTAAAGTTTTAGAAACTGTACCTGTTAGTGATATAAGCAATGATTCTGTAAACAATATATATACTTACGAATACCAATCTAGAAAACCTTATAAAACGCTACCATCCGACCAAACTATAAGAGTTTATGATAAAGTTCCTGTTAGAGCTTTAGCACAAGAAACTGCAGGTAACAGAATAATGTATGGTAATTTTAGAGACACGCATTCTGCTCCTGACGTTATAAATTATGATGTTAAAGTGATAGACAAAGGTTCTATTTCTAATGGAACAAGTTGGATAGAATATCCCAATAATTCTTTAAAACAAAATAGAAATTACCAAGTTGGTTTCATACTTTCAGATAAGTATGGTAGACAATCGCCAGTAATACTTTCGCCGGTTAGCTCTAACGCTGCTAATAATTTTTTAGGATCTACTATATTTAATTCATATAACACAAGCACTTCTAATATGAAAGCTTGGTTTGGTAATACTTTACAACTTAGTGTTACGCAAGGTATATTGTCTGGAACAAATAGTTTACCTAATTTTAGCACAGGTGAACCAGGTCTTTACGCTATAGCAACAAGTGATAACGGTTTTGCAGTAAAACAAACACCTGTTGCAACAATAACAGATACTTTATATACGTTTACTTTAGATAGCACG